TTCATCAAATTCCCAACGATCAGCATACAATTGACTTACTGTGTTACCGTCAATAGCAAATTTAATTACACTATCTACACCTGTATTTTCTTCATCATCGATTGTAATACTACTAACACTTAAAACACCGTCACCAATTTGGCGCAAGAAAACATTTGCAAAATTAAATGCAACGTAATCAACTACAGCTTGTGCGTTTGGTATTACATCTGCTTTTGCTACATTATATCCAGTTAGTTCACCGAATCCATCGTATGTAAATACTTTTCGTTCATAGTCTACAGTAGGTGATACATTAACTGTGCTAGTTCCTGCATTTAATAATAAGTTTTGACTTCTTGAGTCAATTTTATTTGTTGCTAATGATATTAATTGACTTGCTTCATCGATTGCTATAAATCCAGCAACATCTTCATCGTATTTAAAAAATGAATCAGGTAGTGTGCCGCGATTAATTCTAATTCCCGAATCGCCAAGCGTAATGCCAGCGCCAGTTTCACCGCTGTTTAGTGTAATAATATTATCTTCAATATCTAATTGGGCCGTGTTAACAGTTGTTTGATCACCTTTAACTAATAAGTTTCCGGAAATTTCAACAGTGCCTGTCTCAAACCCTGTATCCAAAAAGATAGTGCCACCTGTTTGTACAGATACTTTGTAATTTCCATTTGGTACGTTTAAATATTTTGACATTCTTTATTCCTATATAAAAAGTATGGGGGAAATTAATCCCCCAAACTAATCTTAGTCGCCGTCAACTTCGAAGTCGTCTGCACCAGTAAATGCATCATCTGTACCAGCTTCTTCCATTTCAACTGCATTGTCATCAGTTGCAGCACTGAAGTTCCAAGCAATTTTGTCGCCCGAGTCTAGTGTTACCATACGACCTGAAATTTTAGTAACTTGCTTTAGCGCACCAGCATCGTCTTTGACTGTGATAGTCATTTCACCTGCTACAACTGCTGCTGGCGTGTCGCCGTCAGCAGCTGATTTGTCTACTAAGAAACAATCTCTTACTTCTGTTCCATCTGTGCAACGGAATTTCTTTGATCCAAGTTGCTTAACGATCCAGCCGTTTACTGATCCAGTTCCGTTAAAGAACTGTACTTTAATTTCATTGCCATCGGCTGTTGGTGTTCCGAAAAATCTTTTATTAAGTGGTCTTCCCATTTGTTTTCTCCTTTAAAACGTTCTAGGTTTACGCAGTGGGTCATTTCTGCATAAGTCCGTAAGTACGGCACGATTATTGACACAAGTATTTATCAAAGTTTACTCGAGTCATAAAAAAGGGCCCTCTAAGGAGCCCTTTTTATAGTTTACTATTTTAACTAAAGTTTAGCTAAAAGTTACGCCAGCTTCAATTGAAACATTACCTAAGTAATCAGCTGCGTTACCAAGCGATGAAGCAGTGTTGTTTAACTCAACATATCCGTAACGTGTCATAAATGACACTGTTGGTTCGAATGATGTTGGGTCAAGCACAACGCCTGAGCTCATTAGCGGGATGTATGGGCAATAGAATGCCGCTGCATCTGATTCGCTTGAACCTTTGTAGCCGATTAGCACTGGTGCTGTGTCAGCTGCATATGTGTTAACATATACTTTCATTGCGTTGTTCAAAGTACCAACCATTTTTGTGTTTGTTGGTGCTTCAAAAGTACCTTCTGTAGTACGTGCAAATGCACTTGTAGTAGCAGACTGTAGGATAGTTAGTGCAAATGGTGATACCACTGCCCAGTTACCTGCGCCACGACGTGTACGTTGTGCAATCAAGTTACTTACGCGGTTGATTTGTACTGCTAGTGCAGCATGCTCGTCACCTACGAAAGTAGCTGTACCACTTACGGCTGTTTGGTCATAACTTTGTGCAGCAGCGCCACTCAACGTTATTAGTGAACCAATTACTTCTTGGTCAATCTCAGCAGTAATCTCTTGTGCAAGAGCTGCCATGATTTCTGCTTCAACATCAATACCGTGCATAGACTGTGCGTCTTGTGCAGCTTCAAACGTCCAGCGAGCTGACAACTTACGTGTCTTAGCTTCTACTGTCTGCTTCAAGATTTGAATTGACATTTTACGTCCAGCAGCACCTTCTAGAGCAGCAGTAGTTGCAGCTTTAGCAGTTGCAGCATCACCTGAATATGCTTCAGCAATTTTGAATGGGCTTAGAGCCTCTTCGCCTGCTGTAGTATCAGTGTTGCCTGCTGATGTGTCATTCATAGTATCTGAATAACGTACACGTAGTGTGTGGATTTGACCAACTGGTCCAGTCATTGGTTGTACACCAACTAATTCGTTAGCAATAACTGTTGGCATAACACGACGGATAACTGGTAGGATTACACGGTTAAGTGTAGCTACGTTACCTGCTGAAGTTGCGCCTGCTGTTGCACTCTCTGACAAATATCTGCGAGTGTTTTCTAGTGTAGCAGCCATAACAGATTTCTTGTTGCCTTGCAGGCCTTCAAGAAGTGCGTTTTTGGTGTCTACCCAGCGTGATTCTAGTAGTTCTGACATCATAATCTCCTTAATTTAATCCAGCAAGACGACGAATGTCTAATACATTGTTGTTTGGTTCGTCTGCTTTAGTTGTCATTTTTGGTTGTTCCGTACGGTTGCCTGTGATTTCTTTGCCTTCAGTAAGGGGTGCCTTACGCTTTGCTGGAGTATTGCCGTCAATAACTGATGGTAAGTACTTGTCAAAAGATTTTTGAAGTCTATCGGTTTGTACTGATTCCAGTAAGTCTGTCATAATCTCTCTTTGATCTTTGCCTAGTGGCGAAATCAATGAAGTCATAATCTTAGTTCTCTTTGCTGACTCAACTAAACGAGATTTCTCTTTGTTTGCTGATTCTGCAAGTGTTTTAGCTTTAGTAGCAAAAGTTTTAGCTTCTACTAATTGCTTGTCCTTTGCAGCAAGTACGCTCATAAGCTTGTTAACTTCTGAATTTTCATTCAAGTGCGAAGTTGTATACTCATTAGCAAATGCTTCAAATATCTTACGACCAAAGTCGTTGCTTCGTGCTGCGTCAATATCTTCTTTCAATGCATGGATTTCACTTTTAAGTGATTTGCCAACCATTTCAGATACTGCTGTAGCACTTCTTTCGATAAAGTTAGTTTTAACTTTAGCGAAGTGTGTTTTAGCTTCACGTACTAAACGTACTTTTGTTTCAGCTAAGTCTTTCTTGTCTTCATTGAATTCTGCAATTTCACCTGCTAGAGACTCAACAACAAACTCTTCAAGCTTGGCATATGATTCAGCCATTGCTTTCTTGTCTGCTCTTAATTCTTTAATTTCGCTTGCTAAGTTCTCAGCAACGAAACCCTTCAGTAGATCTGCATTTTCACGTTGGGCAACAGCATATTTTGCTTTTGCTTCTGCGAGCTGTTTGCGGTCATCCACAAACTCTGCAATCTCTTCAGCAAGACGCTCAGAAAGCATTGAGTCGATAGCTTCAACCATAGTTGACTTATCGTGCTCATACTTTTGTGCAAACTCTTCACGTAACTCAGCAGTTGCCTGCATTTTGTTTTCCTGAATCTTTTGCGTCCAAGCCTCTTCAATTTGATCTCTAATTTCAGTTGAAACAACGTCATTTTCAAATAGAGTTTTTAGTGCATCTATCATTACATTCTCCTGTTTCATTGGAGTTTACTGATTATGTTAATCAGTGATTCCTTAAGATACTTTTGTGCCTTTGTGTCGTGTTTAGTTGCCTGTGCTAGTTCCCATGCCTTCATTCCGCCACGTGTATTCATTAAATTTTCATAAATTGCTGTGGGGTATGCACCAGGGGCGCTAGGCTGAGCCACAACGTCCACAGTGATTATTTCAAAGTCAGAAACGGTATTACTGCCGTCTTCTGCTACATTACCGCTACCACGTGACGAGACGCCTAGTTTAACGCCTGCTTCAAGCATCGTTTTAACTAGGTTCCCCATCGGTGTTGGTAAAATCTTCATCTTGCCGTAACCGTTATCACCATCCATCCACGTTTCCGTAATCATATGGCTTACACGATCAATATTGATATTAAGTCCTTCTGGATGATCAACTTCTCCGAGAACACTGTATCCTCCGCTAATTTGATCATTAAGCGTTTTGACAGCCCTGCCTATTTCATTCACAGGATACACTCGCTGATTAGCGTTGCGAACACCACCTTGGATCATAATACCTTTTAAATAAAGGTCTTTTCCTTCGTTGGCATTCTCAAGCACTATATTAGCTTGGTCGAATGTCAAATGCTCTTGTAAGTTTCTCATCAAAATTCCCTACTATCGCTTCTTATTTGCCCACAACAGATTTTTTGTTGTCAGCAGTTTCGCCAGCGCCTTTTTTCTCTGCGCCATGGCCTTTAGCATTTGGTGTATTTGATTTTGCAGCTTTTGCGCCTGGAACATTTACGTTGCCTGCGTTATCTTCTTTAGCTGAATCAGCGTTGCCGCCTTTTTCATCTGCACCTTGTGCTAAGTTTGCAGCAGTTCCGCCCATATCGTTTGGAGTAGCTGTTGCACTTTTAGTATTTGCACCATTGTCGCCCATTGTTGCACTTACTTTTTCTACGTATTCACGCATTGTTTCGCTTGCTGACTTTTCGCCTTCTTCAACTTCTTCGTCTGCTGCTTCTTCAACTTCTTCATCAGTTGTTTCAAAAGCCATTGCTTCTTCTTCAGCTTCTTCTTCGTCGTCTGCATCCATGTCCATGTCGTCTGCATCGTCGTCAGCTTCTTCGCCATCGTCGTCACCAGCCATCATTTTTTCAAATTCTGCTTTAAGGTCGTCTAGTGCGTCTTCTAGGTCTTCTACACGATCTTCAACATCGCCTTCTTCACCTTCGTCTTCTTCACCTTCGTCGTCCATGTCCATACCTAAGTCATTAGCTAAGTCGCCTGTCTGGTCCATTGGTCCCATGTCGTCGTCTGCTTCAACACTCATTGTGTCTAACTCAAAGTTTTCGTCTAGATCTTCGTCTGACTCATCTACTGCTTCGTCGTCTGCTTCGTCTAGGTCTTCGTCTGACTCATCTACTGCTTCGTCATCAGCTTCATCAACTTCTGCTTCGTCTTCTAGTAGTGACTCATAGATATCGCGTGATTTCTCAACTACGATCTCGTGAAATAATTCTTGTGCTGCTGCTTTGTCTTCGTTGACAAGTAGCTCTAGCATTTGTTCAAATTTATTTTGATCTGACATTGTTTAACTCCTATAAATGTTTTAGTTTACACATGTACATGCATAGCACATACGCCTGTGTTGGGCTGTCATATTGTATTTACTATTTATACAGAAAAGTATGTAGAAATAGGCTCATAACGAGCCGTTTTAGAATAGATTACAAAATATCGAAGGATTTTTTAAATTCTTCAACTGTAATATGGGTTAAATTGTTAAGTTTTTCGAACTCTCTTGGTATAAATGCATTTTCTTGCACTACTCGTATATATCTTTTTTGTGAATATTTTTGACAAGTAATCATAGTTTGTTTAAGCCAATTACCGTGAAACGTTGCACGCTCGTAAGTTTTTTTATAATTAGGCGTTCCGGCATATATATTGTTTATTTTATCATCTATACCTTGATAATCAAATCCTAGTATATAGATATCAGTTGTATTATGTGTACTTGCAAGCCATAATGCTGTAGGACCGCTACTCCACCCCTTTGACGGATTAAAAAAATTAAATCCATTCATTTGATGGTAAGACCGATTGGCGTTAGTCCATACACTATGTCCGTGCTGATATCCTGCTTTGTTAATTTCAAGAATCATTTTTGTATCAACTGCAACTAAGTAATCAGGTTCAAACTCTCTATATAGTGCATTGCAGCCATATACAGTTCCTTTAGTTTTTAGTTGTTCTAGGTTAATTGATTTACGACTAGTGCCATTACCTAGCACAAAAGCTGTTTTAGTCAATAGTTATACTCCGCCTGCCTCTGCGTTTGCTGCTATACCATACATTTGTTTGACGAACTCTTGTTCCTCACGCTTCTCTTCTGTATGTAGCTCAGATGCTTTGCGGATACGATTGATTTGACTAAGAGTCAATCTTGTTTTACGAGTATCGTCTTTTTGCATAGGCGAATCGTCATAGTCTGCTTCGTAGCGTTTATCGTCTACAAATTCAACAGTTTCACGGTCGTGATAAAATAATTCTCTTAGTATCATATTGTATTTATATCGTTTGCTCAGTTCCTGCTGCCGGAGCACCGAGTGTGTCTCCAGTAACCGTATCAGGCGCTGTAGTATCACCGCCGTCTTCGCCGCCAAGTCCTTCCGGAGCGTCGTCTTCTATACCACCCAAGTCTGCTCCAATGCCTGCACTACTAATACCTGCGTCACGCATTTCTGCACTTGCATCGCCTGGCATTGGCTCTAGATTGTCTTCATTCTCTTCTCGCCACATACGTTCGTTCTCTGCAATCTCTTCGTCACTCATACCCAAGAATCGTTTCATTGCAAATCTATTAGACATATAAGGAATAGCACTCATTTGCGTGTATGTTGGTACACGAGCATTATCAATCTCAGCTTGTCTGTAACTTGCAAAGTTCTGTGGTGGTTGGAATTTAAGATCAAACATTGCAGTATCAATGTTTACACCTTTTTCTAACAAGTAACGTTTAAACTCTGTATCAAACTCTTCAACAATTAAGTTTTGTAGTCTTTCGCAATAAGTGTTAAACCTTAGTTCTTGTATGTAGGCTGTGCCGACTCGTCCGTCATTGTATTGAGAAGCACTGTCGTCAGCCCCGGTTGGTAGATAGCTGCTAGGGATTCGTAAACCACGTACGAGCTTATTAGTAAAATATCTAAGGTCATCAATTTCTCCAAGGTTAGTACCGCCAGGAAGTGTTTCAACTTTAGAACCGCGTCCTTCAGCAGTTTGCGGAAAGAAGTAGTCTTCGTTGATTGACAAAGGATTGTATGAACTGTCTATAACATTAGCACCACCCCCTGTCGACGATGGGATTCGTCTCTGGTGTATTTCCGTCTTAACACGCTCCACAAACTGCATAGCAAGGTGTGATGGCATGTTGCCCACATCAACGTAGAATACTCTGCGCTCTGGAGCACGTTGTACACGATATATAATAATTGCGTCTTCTAATAATTCTTTTTGCTTGTATACTTTAAAGATAGTTTCAAGTAAACTATTACCAAACGGATAGTTGTTGTCTAATCCTTCTGATAAACTTAAATGTACAACATGTTCTGCATCTACAGTAAATTCTGAATCGTCAGTACTAAAGCGACTTCCACTCATGCCGCCGGTTGGCCCTAACATGCCTTTTGCACCGCCTGCAGAACTAGATGATTGATATTGTCCGCCGCCTGCAGGACTCATATTACCGTTGTTTACATATGGTGTTGTTGCAATGCCGTCTTTAAAGTTAAAGTTTACATTCTTAATAACATACTGCTCAGGAGTCTTACCTTCTGATTCATTTACAATGATACGAGTGACGTTTGCAGGATCAACATGAAACCATTTTTTAGTTTCTGGATCTCTTAGGAAAAATTGATCTCCCATTTTAAATACGTTACGTAGTATTCTAAATATCTTTGTTTCAAAACTTTGCAGTTTATTCCACTGTTGTAGATACTGCCCGATAATATTAATTTCACTGTTGGTTGCTTTCTCGCCGCGATAGTCTACAAGGAAAGGTGTGTTGTTTGCTCCGTTTTTCTGTGTACAAAACTCAGCAAGGATATCAAGGGCAGCATTAACTTCACTGTCTTGATCCATTGTGTTATATTGACCGTAGCGTTCAACTCTGTTTGGCGAACCTACATATACATCAGGCAAGTATGAGCTATAGTTGGAACGAGCAGGACCAGCCATATTGCCGTTGCCACGGCTTGAAAATGGACTGTAGCTTCCGCTTTGATTATCACCTGTTGCCACTGGTGTAAAATGTTTTTTCCAACTCATGTATTTTTCCTCTTGTCTTTAACCAATATTACTTACACTACTACGTGCTAAATTACTTCCAACTATATTTCTAGTATTATTGGCTGTGAGATCAGTGCCAGTTCTAATAGAAGATAAAACTGCTAATACTTGTTGCATAGTGTTATTTAACTCTTCACTGCTGCCACCACCGCCGCTTCCGATTGTTTGCATTTTATCAACTACTGTTCCTGCATTAGTTCCGTTGCCGTAGCCTGTGTAATTATCTTTATTAAGTTCGGCATTTAACTCTTCAAGAACTGCAACTAACTGCTTCATAGCTTCAGTATAACTGGTAACTCCGTCTATGTCAAGTCCATTTTTAATTGCATTAAGATTATTTTCTAAACCTTCTATATTTGCAAAACTTGCCATCGCAGTTTGTGTATCCATTAGTGCGTTTGCACCATCAGCAGCTGGACTAGCATCTACTGTTATATCGGTAGACTCGTCGCTGCCGCCCATCCATGCTGGTAGGAATGATTTAAAACTAGGTAGCTCAAAATCAAAGTCAAAGAATCCTGTAAGTTTTTCCCAAACGTTATCAAACAAACCAGTTATACTTGGAAATTCAAAATTGTCAAAGCTAAACCAGCCTTT